TATTATTTATCTCTTTTAGTTAATCACAGCAAAGAACGGCAAGGGTGCAACCATTTCATCATGGTCACGCATATGCTCTGTCAAATCACTATGGAAGTCTGTAATGTCTTGCAATATACGTACTACAAGTAATGTAGCCATTACTAAATCATCGTTGTCTCCTATCTTAGCGGCATAACTGCCACCAGATGCAACAAATGTTTTTAATTCACTGATCAATGCTTTACTTTTAACATTCATTTTCTTGCTTTCCATCAATGTTTTCATCTTAGCACATGCCGCAAGTTTTACTTTTTGTGTTGTGTTATATCCTCTACGTTTTTTACCCTTTTCACTTAAGAAGATACCTTGAATGTTTGATTCACCATACTCTGATAATGACACTAAAGCCGCTTCTCCGATCGAATTGTTTTCTAGTGAGTAGTAGATGTTATTTGGTTCACCAGTTATTTCTGCAATATGTTGTGTAATCTGTCCTAGTAATTTAATTTGTTGAGGAATGTCAGTTTTATTATCTTTCCATTCGCCTATTTGTGTAGTAGTATTTGCTTCAAAGATTTGTATAGCGGCTGGGTCTCCACCTGTACCTAATGACGGATCTAGTCCTAATACATAGACCATATCCTTCTTGGGTTTTTGAAACCATCTGACTTGTCCCATTCTATTAACAGGTTCTACTGATTCTAACATTATTAACGTATTAGGATTAATAAGTGTTTCGTCTGCGATTAAGAATTCACAACCAATCTCACGTGCAAATCTGTCATCACCTAACTGTGCTTTAATTTCTTCTGCCCATTTGTCATCACGACCAGGCTGTTCTTTCCAGTATGATCTAAAGGGTTTGAATCCATTTACACCTAGTTCTGTTTCTTCTCCTTGTGCATTAATGTTCTTATTTGCTTGTTTCCAAATCAGTGCGAACTGATCTTCGTCAGAGTTCGGAGTAGATGTGATGATTGCTTTACCACCTGTTGCTAGTGTTGGTGTGATAGAAGTCCAAAACTGCTCTGCAATTGTAGGTCTTACGAATGCAAACTCATCTAAGTATAGAAGTGTAATAGACATACCACGACCTGTGTTCTCTGTAGTCGTTGCTGAGACGATACGAGAGCCGTTCTCAAAGTCTAGTGAGCCTTTGTTGTACGTAGTCACACCTGCTTTAATATGCGTAGGACATGCTTCATATGCATATCTGATACGTTGCATGATCTCTTGTGAGCCTGTATACTTGTGTGCGGCGATTAGAATCGTAGCATCAGGTACAAACATAGCATACCATAACAAATAACCTGCGGCTGATGTAGACTTACCCGACTGTCTAGGCATCAATGCGATTGAATAACGATAGTTATGATATGTATCTATTAATCGTTCTTGGTATTCATAAGGATGATATTGAATTGATCCTTGTGTTGGATGCTGAATATAAAAGAAGTTATCCATAAAGTATAGATAACCAGTCTTGGGATCGCAACACTTTACAAAATCATCAACTTCTTTCTGGTCTTTGAAGTGCGTTTTTTTGTATGCGGGTTTGACTAACTCGCCTGTTCCGCTTGTATTTAAATTGCTCATACTAGTATTTAGTAGAGTTTAGTGTGACTTTTTATAATCTTGGTAATCTAAAAAGAAACCTATAGCAACTAACACATTCATTCCAAGTGATGCCATGATCATATGTATGTCTTGGTAGATATCCATTCTAAGACTTAAGTGTAGATGCCCTACTGCCCAAAATGGAATCGCCAATTGTTGACTGATCCAAGATAGTGTATATTTTATAAAAGTTAAGATTGTATTTTCTCCGCCATTCGATTAGCAAAATCTTCATGGTAAGTTTTTCCAGGATGACCGTCATTGCAAAAATCTTTACTAAGATTTGCCTCAAAAAATTTCCCTACATCTGCTAAAATAGGAAATGTTGCTTTTAATGTTTCATTCTCAACCATATGCTTAGTATCATTATAACTAACTGAATACAATGCCTTACATTTATCTTTTAAATACGTGTGTGTATTTTCTATATACACCGCAGTATTGTAACAACTATCAAAGGTTGTGTAATAATGTCGATAATAGTTTACTGCGTGTCCGTATCCTGGTGCTATTTGCATTAAGGCATCAACTTTCATACCATCTTGCCAGATAACATGCCTTTCAGGTTGCGGCCATTGAATTACAACTATATCAGTTTCCTGAAAGTCAAACTCTCTAATCATTTGGAATACAAATTTAGAACTGTTTCCTCCTTGTCCTAAATTAACACATTCTAAACCTAGTTTATCTGCTAATAAATGTGGCCAAGCATCTTTACTTGCAGATTTAACTTTAAGAACAGACTCTAGTGGACTATCATAATATCGACTATAAGTATAATCAAGACCATTTAAGCCAATGCCCTGTGTGTAACTGCACCCGAATGCAACTAAACGCACTATTTAATATCTAACGGGCGATCTTTTGTTGCTAGAATACAATAGTAATGTTCATCAACAGGAACTTTTTCGCCTTTGTCGTTTTCTTGTTCCAACTTGAATTCTAAATTATTAAACAATTCAATCTTAAATCCACATCTGTTTAGCAATGCGGCCAATTGTTGATGACCAAAAATACTATAATGATTTAGATTCCATTCATGTTGACGGGCACAATCTGGAGCAGGCACTTCAATGTAAATCTTTGAGCCTTGCTTAAGAATACGATTGTATTCCATCAAACTAAAGATAGGATAAGGTGAATGTTCTAATGCATGACGTAAGAAAATAAAGTCTACACTTTCATCATAGTAACCATCTTTCTGAGGTAAGAATGATAAGTCATAGCCTTTAACAGTATGTCCTTTTTCTGTACAAAGTTGCACATCACCTGGACTCAAAGTTACACCAGTTACATTAGTAAATTCACGGTGTTTCATTTCGTCTAAGAAATATCCAGGTCCACAACCTAAGTCAAGGATGTGAGCATCTTTATCTAATTCTATTGGGTCAATGTATTGTGTTACAATTTGACTTGTTAAATCTTTATGAAATGGACTGTCGCCTTCGTCATAGATGTGAGCAGTATATAACCATTCGTTATAAAATTTTAATTTGATTAAATCTAGGGTGTTGTTTATGTCGAACGGTATATCCATTTAAATTGCTCCTCAGCATCGTGTTTTAGATACTAATATTTATGAGCAGGTCAGTGGCTTATAATATTTTTCTATGTCCAAGGACGACTAGTTGCGAGTGGAACCGTTGCAGTAGGTGTTGCTGTATTGCCAACATACTTAGCAGGTAGCAAGTCTAAGTTAGCAGTGTTTAATGCATTGTATGCAGGTAGATTGACATTGCCAGTTGCTCCGCCTTTTCTATTAAGTTCTGCTACTTCAGATACCCTTAACTCTTGTCTAAACTGTAACGTACCCTGTACAGGATTTGATACAGACGATGCAGGTGCAGAAATAAAAATATCTGTTGCTGGGATAGTTGTTTGAGTTGCATTATCAAATGTTTCACTAACGATAGCGCCTGCGGCAAAAGGATCTGTGCCAGTTGCGCCAACAAAGTTCATAGAAGCAAGTGTTGGATCACCTGCCGCCTGAAAATCGATACTTGTATCTCTAGCCAATGCTAAATTATAATATTGTCCTATCGCAATACCATCTGAGGCAACGATTGAAGCAAGTACATCTGATATCTTAGTTGTCGCATCATCAGCATATGCAAAGATTGTAATTAATCCTGTTAAACCTTTGACTGGAACATTGATGGCTGCCATTATCTTGGATATCCTTTAAAGCCTTCTACTGGACTTTCTGTATTGATTGAAGGTAACTCATTAGATGTCATATCACCATCATTCAAGTCTTCCCATTCACTGCCTACTGCTTTGTATGCAGACTTTAACATATTAGATTCTACTTCAGTATATGGCACAGCCATGTTACTTGTTCCAATCCAACTTTCTGAATCTAAATCAATACCATCATCTGCACCAACATTACCGTTTGCTTGAGCAAGAGCCATCATTACACGATTTAATTCGTAGATTCTATCTCTACCATCTACATCTTGGAACTTATGCATTCCTCTTGAACCGTAACGTTGACGTTTGGTTAGTTTACCAGGTGCGTTATCTTCGGTTATAAATTCTTTTGCTCTCATTATGGTGTTTCTTCAGTTGTTATTGTGTCATTGATTTCAGTTGCTAGTTCAGAGTCTACATAACCATCTAATGCTAGTGGTAATCCTGCTGGTGCTTCGCCTTGGAACATAACTGAAGAATTAATAAAATGAAACAATGATTGTGATCCACTTACGTTTGCAACATCAGGGTCAACAGTAATTCTAACATTACCAGAAGTGACATCCATGTCATAACCGCTTCCTGGTATTAAAACATTTCCCCATTGTGTAGATGAATATGCTGAGAATTTAATATTGGCTGAGTTAGCACTTAGTTGTGCATCTAATCTGACATCTTGTTGATC